GAAGCTGCTAAAGAATCGGCTTTTGGTTTCTTGTATGATTCTATGGCAAATAACCCAAATAGTGTGTTTAGCGGTATGAGCCAAGAAGAATTTGACGCTTTGGATGACGGTTTTAAAATGGCTCAATATGAGGCGTTAGTTGGTTATTCTGTTGAATCACAATTCAACCCATCTGAAGCTCCAGAAACTATGGGCTTTAACGATACTTGGTTTGCGCAAAATTATGGAACAGGTGCTGCTGGTTTAGATGCTTCTCGTGTGTACAGGTCAATAGGTGAAAAAGTAATCACTGGTTTAGCGAAAGAAGGCTGGGATAATCTAAGCGATAAAGAAAAAACAGCTAGGGCTACTGAACTTGCTGAAGCTGGTGCTTTAAATTACGGCTACCGACCTGAAGTAATAAGTGGAGTTATGGCTAGTGAAGGGCAAGACGATCAGACTCGTGGGGACATTACAGGAATGATTAATCGGATTGTTGGCATGAGCGAACAGGATTTAATAAACGAATTTGTTGCTAGGTAGTTCATGGTCTTTCCTAATAAAGAAAAAGACAAAGATCCCTTTGAAACAGCTATGGCTAACTTTGCTGCTGGTGGAATAGAAATAGAATTACCTAAACCTGCAGAACAGCAATCCCCTGTTACTCCTGCAACACCTCTATCTGGTACTGGTACTAGTGGGGGTAGGTCAATAGATGAAATTTTAAAATCCACTGGCGGAGTTCCAGAAGATTTTGGTCAAGGTGGTTGGCGCACTGTAGTTCAAAAGGGCATGGGTCCGTTAGGGACTTTGTTTAAAGCGTTAAGTTTGCCTTTAGCTGTAACTAGTTCAGCTTTGAAAGAAACAATTGATTTTGCTCAAGGCGAAGGTTGGAGCTACGGAGATTTTAAAGAACAAGCTGAAGAGGGCTACACTTTTGGTCGTTTGTTGCATGATGAAAATTGGATGCAAGGCGGTGTATGGGAAGATAAATGGGGTGCAGGTTGGTTTCTCAGGGGAGCAATTAGCTTTACTGGAGATGTAGCTCTTGACCCTTTAAGTTACGTTGGCTTGGTTGGTAAAGGTGTTGCTGCTGGAAATGTAATTCTTAAAGGAGCTAAATTAGGTGGAGGCGATTTAGCTTCTCATTCTTTGAGGCGACACATTGTAGAAGGTTTTTCAGGTGGTACTGCAAGGTTTGGTACACGTTTTGGAACTGCAGCAATTGAAGAAGGCAAATTAAAAAACCTAGCTCAAATACTTGGAGATTCTGGTCCTGCTTTTACTGTTAGAGGTGCAGCAAAAGATTTAGGTTATGACGCTAAACACGCTTACCGTCAATTAAATGATGGTGATTGGGTTGTTGATTTAGATGTTATGTCAGGTGTAAAGCCTAAAAAAACTGCTAATGGCTACATTATGGACATAGCTAAAAAGAATCCTGAAATGATTAGCACAATGGAAAATTTGGTTCTCATTCCTAAAAGTTTAGTTGATGACATCAAAGGATTGTACAAACTTGAAGGCGTTTCGGGATTAAGTGGATTCGCAGACGATCAAATACAATTAGTTTCAAAACACATGCATTTGAACAAAATGGATAAAAACGGTTTGCCGTTTAAAGACTATTTATCAGAAATGCAAATGGTTAATGCTGGTCAAAAAATTGGAACTGAAGTAGCAGAACATGCTAGATGGAAAGGGGCTTTGTTTAATTCCGCAGAGGAAGCTGCTTCTGTTAAAATGGCTGCTGGTTTAAAAATTCCTTTAGCTGGTCCTATTGGGCGTTCGCTTAAAATTCCTTGGGCTGCAGGTAAGGGTTATCCTGCTTCTTTAAAGATAGCTAGAGTTCCGTTTTCTATGCCGATTATTGGTCCTGCTGTAGGCGCTCTTCCTAAAGCTGCTAGAAGGGTTGCTTTTGGCGCAGGGGACATAGGGTATGGTCGTGGAGTAATTGGTTGGATGCGCACTGGTGGGCGTATGCAAGCCCAACGTGCGATAGCTAAAAGTGGTAGTGCTACTGCGGTCCAACGACATCAAGCACGTGCTGCTCTCAGCGCTGCTGGTCGTGGACAATGGAAAGGCAGAATAATAAAAACTCAAATGGCTCGTGAGGCAGGAAATTACTTATCGCAAGTAAAAGCTTCAAAAGTTGAATTGCCTGATGGTGGTACTTTACGAGGAGATGAGCTTGAAAAAACTTTGTATCATGCTTTAGGTGGAGACACAGACGCAATAATTAAAATACAAGGACACGCTAATTTAGATCCTGTAACAAACACTCCAATATTTACGGAACCTTTGTTAAGAGATGGTCAAGTTCTGTTTAACAAGTTGCGGAACATAGCTAACGAAGGCGCTGGTTACGAATTTGTTGGCGAGGTTCCTTTTTATGTTCCACGTATTTTAAATGAAGAAGCTCGTGAATATATTCAGAGACGTTCAGGGACTTTTGGTTTAAAGAAGGGTCGCATATCTAATACGGATGCTTTGACACAACATGAACTTAAACGTTCTCTTATTTCTGATAATGCTTTTGACGAACTTGTAGCTAAGAAAGTTGCTAAAGGGAAAACGAAAGCAACAGCTATATGGGAATTGGGTAACGAGGGCGTTACTAAGGGGTTCATGGGATATGAGTTGTTTGACGTAGGTTCTAGCTTGCCTGATGGTCATGCTTGGGTTTTGAGCAACAGGGTAGCAAGCGGTAAGGCTCCTTCTATTGAAAAACAAATAGCTTTTGTGATGGAAGATCTGCAAATTGGTTACGAATTGTTTGATGACAATATAAGTCGTGCGTTGTCTGCTTATATAGGTGGTTTATCTATAAGGACAGGCGATGTTTTTACAGAAGAAGTATTAAAACGTAAAGGCGTGTTTGTTGACAGAATTGCGTCGTTAACTACTTTCCCTACGCAAGAGATGGACAAGCTTACTTTTAAATTGCATGGTCTTAGTAGGTCTATTAATAATGGGCAACAAAAATTAGATCAATTGGCAGGAGATCTTGCAGCTTCTGGCGAAGGATCAATTTCTAATGTCGCTTGGGATAATTCTAATTACGCTTTAAAAAAGCAACAACTTGATGATGCTATGGAAGCACACGCATTGCGAATAAAAGAATACGAAGAGGCAGAATTTAAATTAAATGAATACGTTGAGAAACAAATTAAGCAGGAAGAAATTGTAGATGGTTTAGAAACAACAATTATTGATTTAAACAAGCAATCTGAGAATACTCGTATTGAGTTGGCTAGGTTGGCTTCAACTGATTTTAAAGAAATAATGCCTTTGCAAAAGAAGATGAATCGCATACAGGAACTCGTGGTTCAAGCTAAAGGTGACGGCAATAGGATCAGGTTGTATGCGCAATCATTGCGAACAGGCACACGAGAGCTTATGAAAAATAAGCAAATAATATCTTCTATTGTGGGGGGTCAAGAAAACTTTGATGTTTACCGTCAGGTAATTGGCAAATTTGATCCTTCTATTCATAGGAACGTAGATGAATTTGTTAGTGCTCAGCTTGCGGATGTTGTTGACGAAAATGGTATTGGTGAAGCTTTTGATGGTTTGGTTAAAAGTTCTGGGTTTGTAGGCACTGTTACAGATGAAACACCTAATGGTTTTCAATGGCAAATGACTATGCCTGATGGATCGGCTCGCAATAACGTACAGGTCAATACTGACTTGATGAAAATGGTTTCTGTTTTGGACAACTTGGACCAAACGGCTTTTGGCACAAACGTATCAATGACTGTGCAAATTGGTGCAACGATGGACAATCTTGTTGTTAATCCAGTTGCTCAATTTGATAACATGCTTGCGACTATAGAAAAAAGTAACGCTAAAGCTCAAAATGTTTTAACTGAAATAGAACAAATTATAGGTAGGGAAGGAATACAGGAAGAGATTCTTGGTAAATTGCCTACAGTTGCAAACGTTGAGGAAGCTCAAGCAACTATTTTACGCAAGGTAGACGAGGGCATTGCAAAGAATGCTAGTAGTCCTATGGATTTGCGCACTTCAGATACTTTGAGAACTGATCCAGAGTTTCGTGAAGCTATTTTAACTTTTTATGGAACGATGGGAAATGACTTGCGTGTTCGCCCTATTGAATCTGGTTCTGAGATACAAAGCGCTATTAGTCAAATAGAAAATGATTTATACGATCAGTTGGCTATTTATCAATTTGCGTTAGAAGAAAACCCTGTTATCCCTCCTATGAAAATTCAGATAGACACAGATGGGGTTGGGCAAGTTGTTGTAGAAAAAGGTCTTCAAGATTTTATTAACTTAAAAGAAGCTCGTGATATGTGGCAAATGCAAATGGGTGCATTGTCTACAAATAATTTAGCTGATGTTACGACCATTTTAAAAAATGGTCGGGTTATACAAGCTAGTGCTGCTGCTAAAGGCAAAGGCGTTAACCCTGTTGCTAGGTTGAATAATCGCATACAAGCGGTACAGGGTGGCACTAACGTAGGTTTTCATATTCGCACAAACATAGAAGGCGATGAATTAGATTTTTACATTAAACGCTATGACCCTAATTTAGAACAAGGCGATGAAGCTGCTGTGTTCACAGAATACGGTCACACTATAGATGACGTAGCTAGGAACAGAGTCCAAAGCGAAGTGCTTGCCGATGCTTTGTATAGACGAATGGATACTTTAGCTACAGGTAGGCAAACTTCTAAAGCTGCTCCTAATTCTTGGCAAAGTTCAACTGATAGTTTTGCACCTGACTTTTTACGTCAGCAAGCTAACGCTGGCGATTTTATGGTTGGCGACATGTTGCAAAATGGGCAATGGAAAATAGCTAAATTCAGTGACGGACTTGCTTTCCCTCAAGGAAGCCCCCCTATATCTGATGTAAGCGTAATTAAATTCAAAAATGGTACTCATGCTATTGCTAGCAGCCCTGAAGAATTAGCTCGTTATCAGGCGCAAGCGAATGTTAATGAAGTAGTTCCGTTTAGTCAAAGAATCAAAGAACAAATGTTAATGGATATTTTGGTATCCAATTCCGATGTTGTCGGCTATGACGCTGACAATATCGGAATTGACATGCTAACTGGTGCTGTTGTGCGTATAGACAATGGTGCTTCTTTTCATTACAGAGCGCAAGGTTTATCTAAAGCAAATACGCAGGGATTTGATTGGCGTGCTGTAGATGAATTAGAAAATGCTGATGGTTCTATGGGAACTTTCTTTAGTGAAGAGTTTGAAAATCAGCCAAGTAAATGGCAGACAATGTTCAGAAGCGAAATGCAAGAAAATGAAACTTTTTGGTTTGAACTTGGAATCCAATTTGAAACAATTGCAGAAATGCGAAGCGGTTACGGAGGGTGGGAAGGTTTCGTTAAACAAACTTTAGGACCTGAAGCTACCGCTAATGATGTGGAAATGTTTACTGATTGGCTTGAAGTAAGAACTAAAAACTTGCAGGAAGTTTTAGGAAATCATTTAGAAGAAACTCCTCCTTTGTTAGAAGGCAAAGAACTTATGGAAGCAAAACTTGCTTCTAATTTTGATGAAGAAACTGTCAAAAATATTATTAGTCCTGCGCATACAGCTCAGCAAAGAACATCTCAAAAAGAGGGTTTGCCGTCTTGGATAAGCAATGACGGAGAAACGCAAGCAATTAAATCGTTTTCTGTGCGAGATGCAATACGTGAAGTTAGAAATGGAACAAAGCTAAATACGGCAGACAGGGAAGGAATTTTAAGAGACGTTTCTGTGCTTAAAGAATTTGAGCGTTGGTCAAAATCAAACCCAGACGTTTTAGAAGCAATGAGTTTTGGTTACACACCGAATATAAAACGTGCTGATGACATTCAATTTCAAAAAAGTTTATTTGAAGAAGATGCTGCTGATACCGTATTGATGCGACCTGACGAATACCCTGACTTTACTGAGAAAAACTTTGCTAAAAAATATGACGAAGCTTATTTGAACAATGATTCTGAAGCTCTTGCAGATTTGGAAGATTACACTCTTCCTGAATGGGAACAGGGAGATTATGTAGAGGAATTGGGTGATGGGTTATCGCTTGGAAATGAACCTCCTTCTGGGCGTGGATATTATGAAGATTGGGTAGAGACAAATAGAAGAAATAAAGTCAAAGACGGCATCGCAGGATTGACGCCTGATAAATATACGTGGGATGTGGATGAAGCTGTAGATAACGCTTTGTGGTCAGGTTCTATGACAGATACTGTAACTCCAGATGGTAGATCAATTAGATATGGTGTCGTTGTCGTAGACGCTGACGGAAACGTTGTTATGCGTATGCCTACTGATACTCCTTCTACTGGCGAACCGTTTGGTGGGGTTAAATGGAGTCACGCTAAAGGCGGTATGGATGAAGGCGAAACACCTATTGAAGCTGCTATGCGAGAAGCTAGAGAGGAATTAAACATTAATGTAAATGTTTATGGTGCTTTGCCTGAAGTTGATGAGCAAACAGCAAATTCTGTTAGTCGTTACTTTATAGCAAAAGTAGCTAATGGAACTCCTGCTATAGATAAAGTTCCTAGTTCTGCTGCTGCTGTTCAAGAACGTATGAGTTTTTACGTTCAGCATGGCTATGGCAAAGGAACTAGCAACATGTCGGGTGTTCGCCCCAAAGACTTTAGTGGTACGCAAAACGTTCCAAGAAGTTCTTGGTTAGATAGTTTGTGGATTAACACTACACAAGCAGATGCTACGTATTCACCTCAAGGAATGACTGATGCTACGATTTTTTCTGTTGACGCTCCACGTGGAAGTGATAGCATAAAGATTCTTGGTTTGCCTCCAGTGCATCAGACTCAATCTGCAGCCGAGTACCTTATGAAGGCAGATCCTTACAATCCTTTGACTGAAGAAGGCTTTGATGCGTTTCGTGACATTCATCATCAATTAGATTCTCAAATTGTTGACAGCATTAAAGGAGATCCAAATGTTAAAGGTGCTGCTCGTTTGTTTACTAGTTATCAACAAATTGACGGAGGCGCTTATACCCCTAATCGTAATAAGGCTTGGCGTGACCATGAGCTTACGAATTTGGAATACGCATACAGGGAAGACGGCGATACTTACGATGAGTTAATTAATTACTTGCGTCAAGGAGACACGGAAAGAAAACTTTCTGACGTGTCTTTGAACAAGGATCAAGAAGACTTTTTGAAAGCTTTTGACAGAAGTGAAACTGTTAATCACAAAAATGCTCGTTTGAATTTGGGGGCTGAAACGCTTGAAACAATGAAGGCTTTAGATAACAGAAATATTGCTGAGTGGGATATTCTTTCATTTAATGAGAAATTAAGCTTTATTGGGTATTTAGAGTTGCAGGGCGGTAACGCTGCTCCTTGGGAACAAATTTATTTAGGAAGAGCTAAAGGAGCGCAATTAAGCGAAGAAGAAATATCGTTTTTAAGTGCTGTTGCGCCTATGGGTGCGACAAGAAGAGGCGCTGGTGAAGCTGCCTTTGATGTCGCCCCTGTTACTAGTGCTGCTTACATGACAGAAGGTCTTTATAGAAACATAAAAGGCGCTACTGATATTGTTGAAGAATCAGATTTTGGTTCACTCAGGGGTTTAGATCCTCTTAGGCATTTGTCGGATCAAGGTCCGAAAGAAACTATTTCTAATATACGTTTTAAAAACGACAGGCGTTCAGCAGTTGAATTTGCTCAAACGTTAGACAACTATACTGCGAGTGGAGATCATTGGAATCTTTTAGACATTGACAATATTGTCGCCGAAAACGCTATTGCGTCGCATTCAAGTGATTTTTATTTAGAAAATCAAGAATTTATTTCTTCTTATGTGGCTCGTATAGCTGAAGTACGAAGCGGTGGAACACCATTTACGAATAAAGAAATTGAGGATTTGCGTAATTGGGCTGTAAGCGATGTTATGAACAAGTTAGAAACTCATAGGCAGGGATTAATTCGCTTACAAAGCGCAAGCGAAATGTCTATTAAAAAAGATTTAGCTTTTTTTAACGCTTTAAACTCTGACAAGAACTTAGGATTTGTTAATCAACAAATAGCTTTAGATTCTCCTATTGTAAAAAATCTTGTAGGTGGTCAATACAGTATGGCGGGAAATAGCACACATCATTACATGATGCCTGCTAATGAATACACTGGCGGAACTATTTTGGATGTTCCTGTTCACCAATTACAAGGTATAGATCCTAAACAATTGCGTAAAGAAATTGTAAATAAATTGCAGCATGGAACCCCAGAACAACGAAGAATGATTTTTGAAGAAATGGGTATTGATGTTGCTAAGTTGAAAAAAACTTCTACTAGGGAAGAAATTGACGACATATTAAAAATGCATTTTAACGAGTATCAGGGAGCATTTAACGTTTCGCCTTCAACTATAAAGAACAATAAGCCTTTAGATTTTATGCCTGAAGTTTCTGCTGGTAGAGCAGCAGGGAGCGCTCCTACTTACACTCAATTAACCAGTTATTTAAATGCAGGCGTGATAGGTCAAGTGTCTCCACACGATATGGGTATACCTGCTTTTCAAGCTGATTCAATTATGTCGCATTTGCAAAAAATGCGAGCCGTTGGATCTGAACAAATAGGAGGTTTAAGCGCAAAGAAACCATTTGCAATGTTTGATCCTAAAACTGGGAAACGCATATCTTCTGACTCTACAAAGTTTGACAGAGTATTAGCTGAAGTTCAAAAAAGCAAACTTGGTGCAACGGAAATGTCTACAAGTGGTAACCCAATTGACACTTATCCTGCTTTGCGAGCAAATTTAATTGACGAAATGGAATCTTTTGGTGACGCTCAAATAATACCTGAAGCTTTGCTTTATCCTAAAATGTTAGAAAGCATGAAAAAAGGTTTAGCTGCTGATGGGTATGGCGCTATGGCTTTTTATCACAACGAAGCTGTTTACGCACCTAAAATAGACTCTATGGGTAACGTAATTGATGCAATGATTACACCTACAGGAAGTGCTATGGCTTCTGCGGATGCTACTTGGGCTAACGTTTTGCTAGCTAACCCTGTAAGCGTTGTTAATCCTAATGAGAACCTTACTCGTACTGCTGAAGGTTTAGCGTATAGTGTTCGGAACTTTAAAGAAAATCCTGTTATTACTGGTCAAAAATTTGTGGATGAATACGAACAATACGCAAAGACGATTTTAGCGGACGAACGTAATTTGGCAGGAAGAAAAGCGCCAGATGCTTGGGCGCAAGCAAGGGCGCAGAATCCTGATAATCCTTTGGAAGCTCTTGTGAGCAACCAAAGGAAAGCAATGTTGCAGAATCAAGACAAAGCTTATATGGCGATTGACGCATACACTCAATCTATAATTCGTTTAGAAAACGAGATAAGTACTTTAGGCATGAGTTGGGATACTAAGCAGACTGCTGCTGGCAATCTTGTTAGAGAATACAAGGTTCCTAAGAAGGTTGAAGCGTTACAAATAGAAGTGTCTCAGTTAAAGGTTAAGTTAGAAGGAGCTGCTAAGGCTGAAGAGTTAATAGAAAAAATAACTAGACAATTGCCACAAGATGTAATCAAGGATGACATGTACGTTGGTGCGCCAAGCATTGTGAATACTGCAGGGCAATTAGGTAATGAAACTGAAGCTTTAATACCTGCCTTGCGTGAATCTGTGGCTTTGTTGAATGAAGAAATGCAAATAGTTGCTGAGGAATTTATTGCTAACGCTCAAAGAATTATTACGACTTCTAATGATTTGAACCAAGCTGCTAAAAAGTTTGGGAAAGAAGGACAGGATTACGTTAATGCTAAATGGTTGAACATTAACAAGTGGGATGAAAACAAAATTGATGATTTTGTTAAAACTTTTGAAAACACTTTTGCATCAGGTTACAGACCTTATGGAGTAGGTTCTCAAGGTCCGCAAGAAATTGTGAACTCAATGGGCGATGTCATTAAATGGCAAGCAGATGGTGGCATGAGAAAATTCTTGCGCACTTATGATTCTGTGCATAACTTGGTTAAAGGTTATTTGATTGGTAAAACTGGCTTCCATTCACGTAACTTTTTCTCAGGCGTGTTTATGAATAGTCTTGCTGGTGTAGGCAATCCGAAAACGTATAGACGTTTTCAGAATGCGTATTGGAAAAGCCAATATCAATTTGCACAACGAGAAGGTTTAGATAAGTACGCTCAATCATTAAAGAACAGTATGCGCAAACGTGGCATTTGGGAAAACATATCTCAAGTAAATCCTGAACACGTGAAGATTATAGATCAAATGCGTGAAGGTGGAATACTGGGCGGTGGTCAAATTGGTGGCGCAGCTATTGAGTTTGACGTTGCAAAAAGATTGCCTGAAAAATTGGGATCTCCTAAAGGTATCCTGCGAGCAATAAACAAAGTTAACCCTATGAGTTCTCGTAACGCTTTCTTGCAAGCAAACAGGAACATAGGTATAGGAACTGAAACTTATTTGCGTGGTGTTCTTGGCTTTGACACAATCTTAAAAGGCGGAAGCGTAGATGACGCATTTGAGAACGTGATTAAATATCATTTTGATTACGATGACTTAAGTATGTTTGAACGTGGCGTAATTAAACGTATCTACCCATTTTATGTTTGGACAAAGCGTGCTTTGCCTTTGATGGCTGAAGAAGTATTTAAACAACCTAAAAAGTTTGCACGTGTTGAACATTTCAAAAAAGAATTTACTGGATATGGGGAGAAAGACAATGCGCCTGTGCCAGATTACTTTGTAAGACAAGGCGGATTTGAAACCCCTTGGTCTTACAAGGGTGAAAAAATGTGGATGCTTCCTGACTTGCCACAAAAAGTTCTAGCAGAAACTATTGATCCCTTTTTTACGACCAGCGGAACACCCATAGACAAAGCTGTAGGCGGATTATCTACTCTTGCTTCTAACTTGTCGCCACTGTTAAAAGCTCCGCTTGAACGTGGAACAAGTAGAAATTTCTGGAAAGGCTACAATTATGATGGGCGCTTTGTTCAAGTACCTACAGCGTTTAACATTTCGGGAATGACTGAAGCGTTATTAACTGCAGGCATTTACAAACAAGCACAAAACGGAAAAATAATGGTTAGGGATTACGACATGAACATGTTGATGACCATGTTGCCTATTTTGGGTGATGTTCGCAGGTTGTTGCCTGATGAACAACGCTATCAAGATCGTGCGCTTTCTACTTATTTAAGTTATTTTACTGGTATTGGCTTAAGGACCAATACTCAAGCAGAACAACAGCGAACGCTGCAATCGCAAGGTTATGAGCAAGAAGAAATAGATAATATGTTACGTTGGATGGAAAGAGAGTCTCTCAAGGACAAATAGGGGACAATTAGGACTATAGATATGAAGTACATTAAGAGAAAAGAATGGGGAGCTATTGAAAGTGGGAGACGTTTATCTCCTTTTCGCATCAAGCCTGTTGGCATTGTTGTGCATCACACTACAGGTTCTTCCAAAGATCCTTGGAAGCGTGTAAAGCAGCATGACAGCTACCACGTAAGGAAACGTGGTTGGAAGTCTATTGCATATAATTTTTTGGTTTCGGGGGAAACAGGGGAGATCTTTGAAGGGCGTGGCTGGCATCAGGGTGCAGCCACTTACGGAGTTAATTACAAGACTATCTCTATCGCATACATTGGGTCAGGTGATGATTTGAGCGACAAAGGCAAAGATGCTTTAATTGAAGCGGTTGATGGCGTGCGTAAAAAGTATGGTGACAAATTGTATGTTAAATGCCACAGGGATTTTTCTAAAACGTATTGTCCTGCTGACGCAATTGCTTCTTGGGTTAAGGGTGGGATGGTCAAAGACCATAATCCTTCTCAAGTTGATTGGAATTTACTAGGCAAATACATAGAAGATATTGGGCGTGAGCTTGCACGTAAGCCCCTGCGTAAAAGATCTAGAGGCAAATACGTTGTGTTATTGCAACAGCAATTAAACACACGTATTAGAAGTGGCTTGGTATGTGATGGGATTTTTGGGCGAAAAACTTTTAAAGCAGTCGTGAAATTTCAGCGCAATTATCCTATAGTTATAGATGGAATTGTTGGACCAGTGACATGGAGATATTTATGGACAGCTTAAATGAAATCAAAGGCGAATTGCTAGCTATCGTATGTGTTGTAGCTGCAGTTGTTTTAGGCGCTGTTGGAACAATAGGCGGAGACGCTGCTATTGCTTTCATAGGTGGCGTTTTGTTTAAAAACCCTATTACATCCGCTATTAAAAAATAGTCATGGACCCTTTTGATGAGTGGGTGATAGCTGAAGGCAATGACATCGCAGCGGAAATACACGCAAACATCAAAAAAACTTCATCATCTCTTGTAGTAGAAGACGGCAATCATGCTGTCTGGCATAAAGGATCTCTAGGCATTTTACTAGTTTTGCCTTACGAACATGCTATGGCATTTAACCATGAAGCAATAGAAGGCGATTACGACAATTGCCCTGTTCATAGTTATGTTTTTGAGACTATAACTGAAATGATTATGCGAGCTACTAGTCTGTTAGGGAACCTTGAGGATGAAGATTAGGGCTTGAGCTGAGAGGCAACATCCATATGCCTTGCACTTCCATCATTCCTATTATGCAATAACCTATCAAGTCAGTAAATGAATCTATTAGCGATTCATTTCTGCCTTCAACTTGTAGGTCTGTCAGGTTTTCTATTCTTGCTATTTTGTCATGCGCACGAACAATTATCCCATCTGTTCCGAAACGGTGAATGTTTTGGTATCCGTAGTCTTCCTGTTTCCTGCGTAATAACGGCAATATCTCTTCCGCAGACGTTAACGATACGCCTACGTTGTCGTAATGAGGTGCTGTATCAAGCGTAACGATAGCTAACGCTATAAAGTATTCTGTTATAACGTTACGATCTAGTTCTGTTAATTCTCTGCCGTATGACCATGCTGCGAAATCGTCAAATGACACACGCATGTCGTTTAGCATTGCTTCACCATCATCACGATTAGGGTGTTGCACCCCATCGTTTCTTTTTGCATCTATTTTATCTGCACATAATTGAGCTGCGTCATCCCATGTTTTGGGACCGACTTCAGGCTTTATCATTTAAATACTCCCTTACGAGTGGTTCGTTTTCTAAAATTTTTTTTAACTTTTTAAGTATCTTATCTCGCCTGCGAGCGAGAGTCGTCTTAGGTATTTGCAGTATTCTACCTGCTTGTCTAAGACTAAGCCTTTCAAACAATAGGGCATTTAGTATCCAAACTTCTTCTGGTGTTAGGTTTTCTAATGCGCTTGCTACAACTTCCCTTAATTCCAATCGCTCTAGTGCAGAAATTTCTATGGGTTGGTTGGGTTTTGTTTCCAGCATGGCTTGACTGGGCGTGACTGGTTGCTTTGGCTCTTTCGCTGCTGCCAGCGTAAAGAGCCATCCAAAGTCAATGGTGTCTCTTAGGACTTCACGATTCGGCATCAACCCATATCTGTGAAGCTGGCACAGCATAATATTTTTTGCCTTCTGGAAAGCTTGCTATCTTCGCTTTTACTGTAAGATTTGTAAGCGTTTTCCAATCTAGCACTTTGTCACGAGTGTTGTGCGAGTCATACACGTACAGCAACACAGGATGCATGGCATTCCAATGGCTAAGAGACTCTAATTTGTCTATTTTGAGTTTAAAAATTTGATCCGCACCTAATCCTTGTACCTCAACAAATGCTTTTGAGGTTAAATAATCAGGCGTGTACCTGACTACAGGAGGGAGAGAACTCATCTTCAGGGGTGGTCTGTTCAAACCGTACCTGACGTAATTCTCTGGGTATCTTTCTTCAAATGCGCCTTCTGCTATGTCTCCCATACCTTGAAAGCGTTTACTGAATGATTGATCTTTGAAACTCACATATACCCCCTATATTTTTACGGCATGTACGCCAACGACTTGTTTGTCGTTAGCGATGATGCCTGCTTTTTGTATACCGTCTAAGGCAAGTTTAATGTAATTATCTAAATCTCCACGTAGAGGGCTTTTCCAGTCCTCTTTGGACGTAATTACTATATCTGTGCTTTCTTTGCTGAATGTTAATTCAACATACACGGAGCCTTCAAAGGTAGGTGCATCGCTGACGCTATCAACGTACTGCTGTTCAGCTTCTTTCGTAGCTTCAGGCGTATACACCCGACCTTTTCTGGACATTCTTGGACGACCTTTAGGAACTGGTCGTCCTTCTACCGTGAAAGCAAAGCTATCTTCTTGCTTGCCTTTGGGCTTTTTCAACGAGGTGTTGGATTTGTTTTGAGCCATCTTTTCTCCCTGAGAATTTAGGTCCCTCTTCATACCATGAACCTAAACGGCTATCTAGGTCTGATGTCCAAGAAACTATGTCACTCTTACTATAGTTGGCTTCCCACATTGCACGTGCAAAACGGTTAAGAAATCCATGACGACCCCTACCAGCGCCTTCACCAGTACGGTAATAGGCTACTGGTCCTTCCTCGTACATCTGCTTTGCTAAACCTCGCAACTTAGAGCCATCAATGGTCATTAAAGGCTCTTTAGAATAGTCACGTAAAGGAGGTAGTGTTGAAACTGGCTCCTTATACAGCGTGCTAGCTGCTTCTAACGCTACTATTCGTGCTTTGTTTTCCTCTGCTTCGTACAAGAACTGGTCAAGTTCTATAGTTCCACCTTCGTCTGTGAGCATAGTCTGTCTACCTATGGGTCTATCTTTCCCATATGGAAGTCGCATGTAATTGCCTACTGGTCCATCTAGGTGATCTTGCTTAGGGTAAACAGCGTCATAAGGTATGTCTCCTAACTGCATTGCTGCTTTTAGGACTTTACGCATAATGGATGCCTCTACGAAGTCTTCGCAGAACACCCATACGTGACAGCCTTTAGATCGTGATAGCTCAACCCAGCTAGGTACGTCTATTGCCTGCAATATTGTTTTGGCGTTAAATGCGTAGTCTAGTGAGTCGTCACCTTCATCTATGTCAATTGCACCCCATCTGCAATGCCACATGTGTTTTTGCATGTTGGCGTATTTGCGCTCAGTATCATGGGCTAGTGGTCCAAGTAAATCCAACTTACAATGCGGATCGTACACCATTGGGTACGTTCCGATCATCGTTGAACCATACAAATGCCCACGAATGAGGTCTAGGTTGACTGATTCCCATTTGCAACCGCCTTCATTAGTGCCGTATGCCTCTGGGTATCCTTTGAATAATTGATAAAAGGTTGATTCTCTACTCATCTAAGCTCATCTGCTCCCACGATACTCCTGCTTCTAACAGGCGACCACTAGGGTGAATAGTTAAATTAACCTCTGCTTTCTGACCTTCGCCAGCTTTGTTTTTGTGTAGACCGACACTGATCTCATCCTGATACCATGATCGGGTTTCTTCATCTAACGATGTGTCATCCCACCTTCTCCATGTTTCAAACACGAAGTGGCTTTCTGACGTAGAACCGAACCTACCAGAATCAATGCCTCCTGCACTACCACGTTGACCTGCTCCACGACCAGACTGATGTAGCATTACGCCTACAATCCGCCAGTCAGAAACGAGCTGTTTAAAGGATTCAATCTTGGCTTGCACGCTTTGTGCGTCGCCTGTGCCACCCCTTATCAGCTCTAAGTAGTCATAGACAAGCACCTGTGGGCGCTCACCATTCCATAGTTGTGTAGATGCTATTCTCATAGCTTTGTCTAAGTCGTCTACTGACATGCCAGTGGACTCAAAGTGTAGATTCTTTTGGTTGTCAACGACTTCCGTCATTCGCTCCCAAGCTATTTCATCTCCACGTATAAGCCTACTGATCCAGTCCGACTGCGATACTTCTAGCTTCATAGCTGAGTATCTGCCCCAGAACATTGTCTCAGTCTCATCAGGACTGACCCACAAGGTTCTGTGGTTTGGATTACGTGCAACCATGTTCATGCCAACCATCGTTTTACCTGTATGCGTTTTACCGATAAGGGTAATTAGTTGACCTGCTCTTGCACCTCCAAGTGTGGCTTCATCAAACTGCCGTATGCCGAAACGCCATTCGTTGCCTACACGTAGATCAGAACGCATCCGCTTCATCTGTTCTGACTTTGGTGTAAACAGGCGGTTCAGGTCGCCGTTTGATATGCCATCCACTTCTTTAACCTTTGGGGCAGCAACCACAGGAGTTTCTGTGGCTGCTTGCCCTACTAAGTCAAACGCATCTTCAATTGAGATACGATCAGGCATCTATGCCGACCAACCAACCTTGCGGATCAAGGGGGTCTGGACGATCAGCCCAACTGAATGGAGTGTGCTTCACAAGCGCTCCGAAATAACCACTCTTGTTAGCAAGAGGGTGTGAACCTTCTCCGCTTCCAAGAACAGGTGTTCCTTCTGCGTCAAGTGACAAGCCTTTCTTAAGCTTGAAGTCTCCGAGTCCACATTTACCATTTTTGGTCATAGGGATCTCTTTACCTCTGTAGCCTTCAGCCCAATAATCTGTTGGGAACACTCGTGTTCCATTATTGAACAATTTCCTTATGGCTTGATTGCACATAAATGCTGAATCTTTGGAACCATATGCCACGCCTGAAGCTTTCTCAGTCATGTACAGTTTATGAACCATTGCATAATCTTCATCAGATATGTACTGTGAAACTCTTGTCCCTGTGCTGGGTTGAGTTACAGCGCTAGGAAATACCTTTGCTATATCTGCTTCAGTTGTCATTGGTACTGGTGTAGGCGTTTGCACACTTCCACCTGCTGATTCCACTATGACTGTTTTAAGGTCATGTAGGCTTTCTGCGAGCATCGCTGCGTTAGCTACTGCTAACCCAACACCACCCTCAACGCCTTTGGCGATTTCAGCTACCGCCAATTCAACGCCTGCTTTTATACAGACTTGCGCCTCTATGGACGCTCTCTCTATGGGAGTCATGGAGTAAGCCATGTTATTCCTCACTTTCTAAGGGCTTAGCGCCCTTGCACCGTGTCCAACTTGGACACCATTTTTCACTACACCACCAACCGTTGTCATTCAACAACCATTTACCCTCAAGGTGTAAGTTGTTTTCAACGTATTCGCAGATAGTAGCGACTTTTGTTCGCAACCAATCATGGTGCGATTCGTCACGCATTAAATCCATAGTCCCCCAACCAGAATTATGCATGACACCAAACCTAAAGTTTGGCTGTTCCAATGCCCATGTGTAGGCAATTGACTGCACGTCCCAACGCTCATACTGCCATCGGTCACGTGTGTAATTAGCTTTAGGGAACTTCCAATCCCAAAGCCTGTGTTCCTCCACAAGGTCAACGGTTCCACGTAGGTAGACAACACGTTGGTCGTCTTCTATGAAGATCTTATTGAAATCTACTTCTACGCCTACAGGTTTCTCAATCATGGGCAATACGTGGTCATACCAATTCTTTAGCTTTACACGTCCGTTATCCCATGCTGTTTGGGCATCCCCATAGGAATGCCAGTTGTCTACCTCTTCGGACATTTCATCCCAATAGTAGTCAAATGCGTCGTACATGTCATGCTCTGTCATTTCAGCTTCTTGCTCAATGCGAGACATTATGACATCTTCAACGGCTTGGTGGCACGCTGTACCTAACTCAGCTCCATCGTTATTCGGGTCGCTTACAAGATCAAACATTGTCTCTCGTAACCGATTCATACACATATCAGATGTTTTGATAGAGGACTGGCGTACCCAAGTGTGTACGTAGCGACCTTTTTCATCTATATGTATTGGATATTTCATTATTCCTCCCTGTACTAAGTAACTCAAGACTCTCTAAAGAGTCTTGAGTACTAAGTACTAGTATAAAACTATGGTGTGACATTCTTTTTTACAACCTGAAAATACAGATTTCCTCTGTTTTGTACAATTTTGTAATCAAGCTCCCTAGACTTAGACTGAGATATCAAGGCATTACGAGCTGAGTTTACGGACTTGTATTCGTTCAAATCAGTCTCCATGTACAGGAGCCTCACTTGCCCATCAAACCATTCCTCTTTATACCTAGCTCGCCTTCCTCGCATCTCTGCCAAATTTGCTGGAAAATCTTCTAATATTTCTGCCATGCTATCCTCCTAGATAGTCGCACGAGGATTGCTCCATGTGCCTTTTCTTATTTTATTCCTACGATTTTCTTCGTAAGTACGTTTAGCTTCCTTGCAAGGCTTGCACCTACACCCTTCGTGGGTGTAAGTGCTTAACTTGCCATGCTCTAATTTGAATTTCACAGGAACTCCTTCTCAGGGTCCCAATCAGCTTGCGCCCTTTTAGGCACACCAAAGCGGTTATAGCTACAAGTCTCCCAAATGGTTTCCCATATACGAGCCAAGCCATACAGTGCCTCTGGTTTGCGCCTCCAAACAGAATCTTCTTTATAGCTACAAGCGTCTTTAAAGTTGTCATACTTTAATTCCCTTATCTTCTGGACCATGTACTTCATGAAGTCCTCTCGCTCTACAAACATTCTGTATTGATAATCAGCTTTGCCAGTTGGCATGATGGGAACACCTTTACGCAAAGCTTGCTGTAAATACGCTTGCAAGTCTTTAAGGTCTTCATCGTCACGTGAACGGACACACAACTCACCACCGCTTTCTTCCTTGTCCACAACGGACAAATAACCTTGAGTTGTAAATACCCACATTATGCCAACACCAACTCTCTCAAGTAGGCTTCACAAGCGTCAGCTATAGGAGTCTTGCCTTCCATGCTACGCATAAAGGATTTCTCACGTCCACGTTCATAACCCTTATCGGATTTTGTACGGAACTCCATATTGACTTTGTGTTGCTCAGCGCCTTGAACTGCATTGTAAGCGACCCATAAGTTCTTATCTCCATACAGGCTAGCTTCTTTCTTCCAGTTAGCGTCTATAGCTACACGTGTCTTTTCCCACTTGTTCTTAGCTTTAGTGCTGTCGCTTTCTAGGGGTCTAGGTAGAATTGACTTCACGAGTCTTTCAAACTCAAAGTCAGTAATGCTCTGGCTAGTAAAGCTATCTGCCATTGTGAGCAATTCTTCCATCTGCCTATCACCTTGCGCAAATACTTCAGCTTGCAACCATAGGTTCTGGTCGTGATTCCTAGTCGCTTTTGCGGAAAAGATTGCTAGATGCAAACCTAATTGGTTTTCACAACTAATACGCAAAGCTTTAGGAACGCTATATGAACGCTTGGTTCCGTCAAGCGAAGCAACGCTGTAAACATACCGAGCAACTTCATCGCCCATAGGCAATTGCACTCTTTCGGATAAGTCTTGCGTTACTAGGACTCGCTTGCCACCGTCAAACATATCAACGCTTACACATGAGTTAGGAAATGCTTGCTCAAGCACTTCAAAGTTATGCGTGTAGCCATCACGAACTGGGTATCGCCCAGAGTGATTGCCCACAACTTCACTTGTTTCGTCGTTAATGATGTACCTTACTTTAGGTTCACCTTTGTATTCGCCAATATCGTAACGAGGTACGATAAAGCTACCAGCAATGTCATCCCAGTAGCCACCGTCTTGATACGTAACTGTAAAGTCAGCACCAACTTGCGCAGCTTGCACATGAACATTGTTCTCATTAGTAGAAAACGTGTTTATATGCTCTACGACTGGTGTGATTTCCACATCAGGAACGTCAACGTCCATGACTGTAGGCTCGTCATCCCAGTCTGCATTGTCTAATGGGTGTGACCCATCATTATCAAATATATTCATTTAGTACCTCCCAGTACATATATATAGTGTAACGGAATTGTTACACGTTTAAAACGTGTAGGGCTAAGGGACCGCACCCTACACATGGTAATTAAATTACCTCCGCCCGAAATAAGGTTATATACAGGAGAACCCTGCCCTAAGCGGAAATCATGTGGCATTTGGCTTGGCATGCTCTGTTTCTGCCTGCATTTAACTACCTCATATCTGCTATCACTAGCGCCAGTGGGTAGTACCACTCCCATGCCGTATCCCGAAGGACGTTGAACGCTGGGAACGTTCACGCTTTAGAACGAACTAATGCTATCGGTACAAAGTACTTCATACTAACGGCACTCCTTGTATGTTGTGAATGATGTGGAATAGACGCTTGTTAATTTCTTCAAGCTTGTCTACTCGTTCTTGAAGCCGTGATATTTCACGGTTATCTTCTTCAGACCAGTCAGTGCCTAGCTTGTCTTCAATCGTGTCTAAACGATCTCCGAATTCTGTGCGCCAGTCCAGACCAGCTTCTTCTTCAACCTTCTCCAAACGCTCGTTAAGGTTGTCCTCTTCAAGTGTTCGTAAGCGATTAGCCTGCGAGTTATCCACTTCTTCAAGGTCTTCTGTTGAACCCTCAAGAGTAAGTACACGCTCTTTTAGGTCATCAATAGCTTCCTCATCACGATTAAGGTCATCCTGCATCTGCTCAAAGTTGTACTCTTCAAGAATATTCTGTATGTCAGTCACAGTGTCAGGCATATAGTACAATTCGCTATTGTTTATCCATGTTTCAATCTGGTTATCCACATTAATCTCAAGATCTCGGCTGTTAATCCAGTCTTGTTTGTAGTCATCAAGTTCGCCCCTATCAGGAACGTCCATCAATCCCTTAATGTCACTTACAAAGCTTGACCTATCACGGAACACTTCTTCTACAGCGTTACCAAATGCTTCATTGCCAGCTATTTGCTTAAACATCTCCGCTAATTGCAAAGCAGTAGGACCCTTCAATTGCGCTTGATCAAGCACAAGCTTTACTTCAATTTCATTACTAATCATATGTACCTCCCAGTACTATTTCTTTGGGCATTTACCCTGTGGGCAACTGCAGTTTTTATATCTTGTTTTCCTAATTGGCTTCATGTCTGAAACCAGATGTGGCAAAAATGGTTTTGGATTTTTCATCTCTCTCCCTTTCTTCTCTCTCAACTAAAGTTGAGAGAAGAAAGGGAGAGAAAGAAGGCTCTTCCTGCCACCAATTTGGAGTAGGACGACCTTTGTCCCACGTGGCAAACTCAGCCTTGTCACGTCTGTAGAACTCACGATAGAACTCCACAGCATGACGTAATGGTGCATAACTAGCACCGAACTCTGCTTGCATTTCTTCACCTATACACAGGGGGACATCAGTCATCATCATTTCGTGATGTACGCCATATGGACCCCAGTGTTCAAGGCTTAATGTGTCAAATATGTGTTCAATCTGAGACATAGCGAAATGCTCTTTCTCAAAACGGAACTCAAACTCCCTGCATAACTCAAAGCCGTGATCTAACAACCACGCAAAGTTATGAAAGTTGTCACCAGCCCAAACAGTAGCAGGATGATACGCATAACCACCCTTGTGAGGCTTGCCTGCTTTCGTAAGCGGTAACATATTATCTGTCCACTGATTCCTGCGTAAAGCAGACACCAGCATTTGCACAGTTTCTACACACATTTTAGGTACATGCTTATCACACTGCATGTAAGCCGATTGCTGTGGACACCTATCTAGGAAGAATATATTCATCAGGAACCTCCGTCCTGTAGTAGGTCACAGTAATCTTCCTCATTCACGATAGCGATGTTCTCGCCGTCAAAGAGGCGTTCACGCACATGCTCTTCAAGGGCATCACCTACGGACTCAGGGTCTACACGCCACATGGAGCCAATGTCTTGAAGCGCCATGTAGAAATCCCCTTCTTCAACCTCCACGATAAGCTGGTTAGCGTAATCCGACCATTCCTTCACATACTCAGCGCCTAAGTTGCGCTTTTCTATGTTAGTCATGCCCCTATTGGATATGTAGCCTGCTAAAGCGTCTTCGTTCTCAAAGATGCCCTGCTTCACAGCTATTTGCGCAGACAAGTCACGCATAAGGTCATACATGGCAGATGTACCGCTTTGCCATAGCATAAACGCCCACGTTTCACGATTGATCCAACCGTTATACTCCTCACGCTCTTTCTCATCGTGCCAAGCCATCAAAGCATCAGCACAATCCATGAGAAGTTCCTCACGCTCTAGGTATTTGTCAGTTAGCTCCTCGTAATCGCCTGCTATATTATCAGCTATTTCTTTTACTTCGCATAGCTCACGAAAGTGCAGTACGCATCCTATGTATAAGCCGAAACCAAGTCCGCCTAAGACGCATACAATTATCCAATCTAAAGTTGTGTACATAATACCTCCCAGTATTACCATGCGTGTTCACAGCATGGGTTGTCTTTATTTTCTGTAGGGTGACCCCCATTAGCAAATTCCTGAAACGCAGGAAACAGCTTAAATAGCTTGACTGCGCAATCATGGCAGATAAGAACTTCCAAAGGTCCAGTCTCCCAATCATCCACAAACATGCCATAGCCACCAGTCAAATGCACATGTAGCGCATTATCTCGCTGTTGGTTCACGGAACCATCGTCCCAGAACTCACCCTGCTGAAGGTCAACAGGTGGCATATAATTAGTGCAATTACTACACATCATGGTGGTTTTCTCCTCTCTTAACTCTTCTTCTCTCTCTCAATTAAAATTGAGAGAGAAGAAGAGTTATTTATCGCCTGACCAGTTAGCTCCACCACAGAACCGACAGTCCAAAAAGTGCATGGACTCCCACACACGATCAGAGTAAATAGCCCTACAGTCTAGGCATTTAACCCATGACGTAGGTTTCTTATACGCAGGCGTTTTCTTTTTCTTCTGTCCGAAATCCTCAAAATCAACAGCCATTACGTATCCTCCGCACAATTCTCTTCCATCGGGGAACACCCTGTTGATCCTCCCACACAAGAATCAGCATCACATACATAAACGCAATGATGCTATATAACACGTGAAAACTCGTAGGTATATCCATTACTCTTCTTCCTCATACGCTGTAACAGAATCCCAGCAGTCATCACACACGTGATAACCAGAGCGAAGCCCGATTATCTGCTCCCTGTATGCGCTATTAAACTCAGGCTCAGGAAACGCTTCTTGTACCGCAATTCCCTGCAGGTACTTATCTTTACGAACTGTGCAAACACGCACAGTTTGAGCTACAGCGCAAACATTACACGCAAGGCTGCAATCCTGCTCAGTGGTTAAATTACCAGTTGTCATGTGACCTCCTAATGGGGCAATAAGGGTAGTTCCCTCTGTAGGAAACACAGGCGGAGAGAGGGGAAATAACTCATGTACCTGTGTCCCCTACAGAAAAGGGAGACTCCCGAAGGAGCCTCCCATAGGCTTAGACGCCTACAACTGTTTTAGCTTCATCGCTCACAGCGAAACCAAATTCCTCACACTTGTTGAGGATTCTAGCTTGTTGAGCAACCCACACAGTGGGTTCACTTGCAAGGGTGAAAGCTTCTTGCAAACGTGCTTGAGCTTTTTCTGTGTCGCCTTTTTTGAAGGCTTGACCTGCAGAAATAACCGCACCATTCAAAGCTTTGAATCGTGCCTTATTAGCAGTTTTCTTCTCTGCCTTACTAGCTTTAGCAGGAGCTTCTTCACTCACAGGAGCTTCCTCTGCAGGAGCATCTGTAAGAGCTGAAAGCAACTGTGTAAGCTGTTCGGCTATTTGTTGGTTTGTCATATGTGTACCTCCCAGTACGTTGGTTTGGTGAAGAACTCTTGCCTTAGGGCGTACTTTCACCTTCACTCAGCAAGAGTCCTTCAATTGTGTTGAGATTTTGGGGCAATCCCTTTCCCCTCATTCTCTCTTCACTGAAGTTCAGAGAGAATGAGGGAAAGGGAGTTAAGCAACCTCTACCACGAGATAACCCTCCACAGGTATGAGATCCTCGTCAAGGTGTGACCAGTCCTCAAATGGCAGACAAAAGCGAAGCCCTGCATCCGTAAAGAGCTTGTATTCTTCACCTGTTATACCAAACTCAGGGTAAAATCTCTCATGTGTAGGTGCAGACACTCTAGGCTTATGAACTTCAGGAATAACATGAAGGTCATCAGCAAACGCATGAGCATCATTAAACGTACGCTCAGGACTTATACCTAGCATACGAAGCATTTCTCTTTCACCCAAGCTAAATCGCTCAGGATGGGTTTTCGGTGTTGGGTTCATACTCTCTCCTTTTTATATATCTCTCAACTAAAGTTGAGATATATAAAAAGAGAGAGAGTAGATTTTCGCTCTCTTCATACATAACTCAACGCAAGTATCCAACTAGACATCCTGTATGCGCAAGTATCCTAATTACATCACACGCAGGGGATAAAAAAAG